CCATCAGCGGTTGTCTCCTGTCTCTTTAATTAAGTTATGGTTAGTTATGTTATCTTTACGTTTTTTAGCTTTAAACTTTGAAGAAGTTTTTAGCTTTTTATATTTCTTTTTACGGTCAAAACGATCTCTTCTTTCGTCTTTCCTGTCCATTTTATTTACTCTCTAAAAGCTCCACCAGTTTATTGAGATACCAAATTGCTTTCCTTGCATCTTCTACAGGCTTACCTTTTTCATGTAGTCTTGTGCCTGTGTACTTCAAGATGTTTCCGTGACAATAGTTTATAGCTCCCTCTTTACCTAGAACATCTACAATATATTCTATTGTTTCAATGTTCCCTTTATTGTAATGAGGCGGATGGTCTACTGCATCTTTAATAGCTTTAGATGCTAAGTCCCATTCGTGCGGGGTGGCGTTATCTATACTTGTCCATTGTGTAGTTGTTGATTTACTCATCGTCAAAAGTCTCTCTTTTGTTAGGGTTAATCCAAGAATCAGGAATACTATCTTCACTAAACCATCTGAAATTATTAGCGGTTGCCCACTCTCCATGACTTCTTTTTGTCCCGTCCTTTCTGCGCTTAGCTTGAGGCATAGGTGCGCTTGGGTTAGCAAAAAGAAATACAAGCTCAGTGTCAGACGGAAGCACCTTACTTATCCAAATGTACTTACTGTATTCAGCATAGTCCCAGAATCTTCCTTTAGCTTCAAGTAAAATTTTCTTACCTTTAATATCTCTAATGAAGTCTGGTTCGTACTTGTGTTCAACAACATAAGAAACCTTGTCAGTATGGAACTCCCAATCCTCCAAGATACCTTGATGTAACTCACACTCCCAGTTAGAATCATAGCCAGAAGGCACTCCTTTTTCTACTGGTCTTTTTACTCTGGGCTTTCTAAAACCTCTTCTTGTTTTCAATTCAAATTCCTTTTCTTAGTGGCTATGTTTAAGTCTATTGTTTCAGATAGGCATAGAAGCAGGTCATACTCGAAATCAGAAATAAACTCTTCAAAGTTCTGAACAAACCACAAACGAATAGTTTTGCTTCTTTCTTTTTCCTCGTCAGATATATTATCCATTATAATGCCTCAATATCTTTCAAGGTTATTTCCGAAAGCTTCTTGGTTGAGTTACACTTAAGAATCTTTTTAATTCTTTTAGCCACCCACTTAGGATGATAGGCGCTCAACTTGAAACTAGACTGAAGATAAACATGGGTTTGAGTAGGTAACATGCTTTTATAATTATCTGTTGTTATTTTTTTTGCTTCTTCTTCATTCACCAAACCCTTGAGCCAATCAACTAGGATTTCTCCTACCTTAGCTCTAATTCTTTTCGCTTGCTTTCCGTTCATATTTGTTCCTCTACTTTAGGCTCGACCACAACTTCTGTCAAGTAAGACAAACCGTTTGAGTATTTAAATGTTCTCAAACCTTGACCATCGTTAGCGTCTTGGTGGCAGGTATATTTATATTTACACCAAGAACAAGGCTTAGGAAGCTTCATGTTTCCTTTCTTGCCATCTGGTACAGGATCATAACATCTTTCAGGCGGTGTGTCAACACTTAGTGCAGGAATAAGCTTACTTATTTTTTCCTTTACATCTATTTTATCTACTAGGTCAGGAGTGTGCATACAAAGCTCACCGCTTTCTTTATTAAGAACAAGGAAGCCACCATTATCTGTGCCTTCAGCGGCCTCATACCCTGAGAGCTGTCCAAGATAACCGAAAGGGTCGTCTTCTGCTAAGCGATTATTTTTAAACTTATTGAACGCAAACCTAGATGCAGTCTTAACATCTACAACTTCTCCGTTTATCTTACAGTCCATGTGACCTACAACACCTTCAACTTTAACTTCTTTCTGCTGGTCTGTTACTTTATGGCCTGCCATCTCAACAAGCATAAGAACTATTTCTTCTAAGAGATGTCCGTAAAGAAACTTTATTTGTGTAGGCCCGTCGATAGTAGAACTAATGTTATCATCTTTGCTTTCAAACCATAGCTGCCGTTCAGGTTTACCTACGTTAGACATACGAACTGTAAAGTTTGAATCTCTTTTTGTAGGTCTTGCCCAAGACTCTAAAGCCTGTCGCATCTTTACTGTAACATCATCTAAGTCTGCATCGCTGATCGGCAGTGGCTGTCCGTCTGACAACTTTGAAAGATGCTTATAAATATCTGGAACTACTGAATGTAGATTACTCATTGTTTTCTCCTTCCAAAAAAGGTAATGCGCCTTTTGGGATAGTGTCCCAAATATTAACTTGAAAACCATACCGTTCCCCTTTAGTTATCGGGGATACTCTATGGACTCTTGATGGATTAAATACTGCTATTCTATTATATACAGGCTTTATTCTTTCTATATCTATGCCGTCATCTTTATCGACTTCGTTTATCTCTAAGTAACCTCCTTCAACTTCGTGCGGGTAACCATAGAATACTGTGCTTGTAGAAGGGCAAATAGTCTTACCGCTTTTTTCGTACTCAAACTCGTCTTTATCTTGATGCCATTCAAGAGGAACATTAGGCTCAGTTATATTTACCCAATACTCAAAACAGCCAAAGGTTTTATGCTCTAGAACTGAACCCCACATCCTCACGATTAATTCTTTCCAGATATTATCTATTCTTCCTGTTCCATCCCACCAACGTGAAGTAACAGGCGGTTGTATTTCGTCTAAGGCTACCCACGGCTTTTTGTTTTCAAGTCTTTTAAGCAGCTCAGAGTTAGGCTCTAAGAAATTATCTTTAACGTACATCACGCTTCTCCTTTCAAATAAGCTATTGCGTTTTTCAAGACTTCTGTGTTGTCATCAAAGCCTCCTAAAGCTCTATTGCATTTGTGGCATAACCAGCCCCTAAACTTCCCTGTCTCATGGCAATGGTCTAAAACCCAAGAGCCGTTACGTGTGTTACCTGAACCTTTAACTTGCTCCTCGTTCTTGTTACAGATAGGGCAATGATAACCTTCAGGGGGCATACCGTGAACAGCTCTCAGTTCTTTACGAACCTTTTGCATTTCGTTGTTACACTTACGACACTCAGCTCGTAGGTAGTTACCTCCTGAAGCAAAGTTAAAACTATCTAATGGTAAGAACTGTTTACATTTACTACACGTTTTACCTTCATCGCATCCAAGATCAGAGTGTTCGTGTGTTAAATCAAATTCAGACTGTTTCATTAGTGTGTCTCCGCCCAGTTAGCTCCAACATTATACTCACCGTCAAGTGGACAGTTTAAGTCTAACGCCTCTCCTGCTTTAACTATAGCTCGGATACCTGCCTCACCTACTGACAAAGAATCTTCTTCGTGACACTCTATCTGCCACTCATCGTGTACGTTGGCTACAAACTTAGCTCGTAGTTGCTTAGCCGTAATCTCTTCTGCCAAAAACACAAGGGCTTTCTTCATAACTATAGCTCCTGCACCTTGTAATAAAGTGTTGAGAGCTGCGTGTTCAGAGCGTACAGTTAATTTTCTACCGTCTAATCCTTTGACAAACCCGCTTGTAGCTTGTCGTTGTACTCGGCCCGTAAGAGCTTTGAATGATGGTAGATTATCGAAGAATGATTGTCTAAGTCTTTTACCAGCTTCTCTACCTCTGTTAGCCACTGACCCAAGCTTGGCATCTCCTGCTCCGTATAGTAGGGCATAGATAAAAGTTTTTGCCTGATTTCTTGATTCAAGACCAGCAAGTTTTTGATTAGCGGTGTGTATGTCTCCATTAATGATTTCATTTGTGTAAGCCTCGTCATTCATATAGTGTGCAAGCATTCTAAGCTCTAAGCCTGAAGCATCAATACCAACGAGCTTGTTGCCTTTCTCTACAGTCCAACAGCTGCGACACTCTTGACCGTAGGGTGAGTTAGTGCTAGGTATCTGAGCCATGTTAGGATGCGAATGAGTCATACGTCCTGTCACAGCTCCGTTAGGATTCACATACCCATGAACTCTACCGTTACTGCTTAGCTCTTTTAGCCAGCTGTTTACCTGAGCTAAACGCTTTTGAACCATAAGGTACTTGGCGATGAGCTGTGCTTCGGGTATGTTCTTGATACGACTAAGAGTACCTTCATCTACAATGGCTTGGCCGGTGGCTGTATGTTTCTTTGGCTTCCAACCAAACTCTACTAGGTACTCACCTATCTGTTTACGAGAGCCAAGATTAAACTCTGTATAAGTATCACGCCTAATAGGTTTCTTAGGGTCTAACTCTAATTTAAGTAGCTCATCTTCACTAAGTCTTACCCCTTTACCGTCCTGAGCTTTTGCCAGTTTTGACAGTGCGCCAGACTTAGTGAATTGAGCTTTAAGGATTTGAGTTGTTACTCTAGGTTTAAATGTCTGCTGAACTTCTGCTACGATGTCCGCTAGTTTCTCTTCAAACTGAGCAACTAAAAGCGTAGCTAGTTTTTCATCTAACAAAAAACCGTTGGTGCGTTGAGTCTCTATTAGCTTAGCTACGTCATGCTCAAGACGAACCGACTGTGAGGTGAAGCCTCGTGACTCACGCTTTAGCATATTATAAACTTTAACATTTAGCAGTACATCATTCACACAATACTCTAACATCTCAGGATTGTAGGATTCCCAAGCGTCTTCGTTCTGTCCGTATGTACCTTTATTAAACTTAAGACGATAGCCCCAACTCTCTAAGCCGTGTCCTCCTTCACGAGTAGGTTTAAACAAACGTGAAAGAACTAATGTATCTACAATCTTTATATCTGTGCCGGATAAATCTACACCTGCTACATTCTTAATTGCAGGAATATCATATCCAATAATATTATGGCCGATTAGTTTCTTGGCTGACTTCAAGAAGGCATAACCCTCTTCGAGCTGTGTGTTGTCAAACTTATATACAGTATCCGTATCTACATCTACAGCTACGATACAAAAGATTTCTGTAGGTTCTAGGCCGTTAGCCTCTATATCGAAACATAAATTCATAGCTCATCTTCTCCGTCAAATTGGCTTGGGTCATAGTCATCTACTTCGCTTAGTCTACCAGTATCGTTATCAAATAACAAGTGTGTAGCGATGCCAACATCACCAGTGTACCTAGACTTAAGAACTCTTACACGAGTCGTTGAAGCTTCAATAGCATCGTCAGCTTGTTGATTACGCTCTAAAGATATAACACAATCAGATAACTGTGCGATACTTTGAGAGCCTCGCAAGTGAGATAGGCCTGTCTCTATACCATTCTCATGTCCACGATTACCTTCAACACGGCGCAAGTGAGAAACAAGAATCATACCAGCACCTGTTTCTTCTACAAGTGAACGCAGCCTTGTCATAATAGAATCAATGTTCCGGCGCTCATCACCGTCAGTAGTTGCTGACACAAGCATGTGAAGGTGGTCTACTACAATCCATTTACATCCGCATCCTACAATCATAAACCGTAGCTTGCTGAAGATACTGTCTATATCATTAACACCGAAATGCGAGTGAATCCATACTCTATCTTTATTAGCGCCCTCGAATATAGAGTTGAAAAGACCATCAAGATCTTCTTCACTATAGTTGTCACGCACTCTATCAATGTGTAGTTTAGCGTTAGCCTCAATAGATAGAATACCATCAACTGTTCTGCGCCAATCTTCCTCTAGAGCTACAACACCTACACGATCTTCTGTGTTTCGTATAAGGTGATGCTCAAGTTCACGAGTAACACTAGACTTTCCTAGTCCTGTGCCGCCGCATAAAGTAACTAACTCGCCTGCTCTAAGCCCCTCTAGTTTCTGGTTGAGTCCACCCCACGGAAAAGGAATAGATGTTTTACGCTCACGGTTTTTAAACTTTTCTTGTTGCTCTGAAATATTTAAGACACCAGAAGGCGTATACATTTTAGCAGACCACCAGAGTTGTACAAACTCTTGGCGGCGATTCTGTCGTAACATATCATTAGAATCTTTTATCTCTGCGGGCAGTCCAAGTATCTTTGCTTTAGCAGGACTAAGTATACGTGCAACTTTTGTGGCAGCCTCACTACCATACTTGTCATTGTCGAAAGCGATAATAATATTATCATAAGATTCTAGAAACTCTAAGCTATCTTTAACATCCCGAACTGCTCCGGCAGCTCCTGACCTAATAGATACTACAGGCCATTTGCTACCGAGCAATTCATAGGCGGCCATCGCATCACACTCGCCCTCAACGAGTGTTATATATTTACCGCCCGCTTGGAACAGCTGCTCTCCGAAAAGACCAACACCTTTAGATGAAGAAGTCCAAATAAAACTTTTGTCATGCTTGCGTATCTTACAAGCAGCTTCTTCTGTTTTAACGAAATATGGATACGAATGATCCATAACTTTACCTGCTACTACTTTACTTTTAACGCCGTATTTCTTGGCGGTTTCTAAACTAATACCTCTATCTGTTAGTGCATTGTAGCCACGAGTATCTTCGTAGCACTCTTCTGTCCGACTATAGCTTTCAAATTCGATAGTCTTATCCTCTATAGGTTGGTGTACTTCCGCTGTACTATACTGTTTAAAATAAGTGGAACAACTAAAACAATAAGCAGACCCATCTTCGTTTACTGAAACTGGGTCGCTGCCACCACACTCATGGCATGGCTGGCGGTGTTTAACAAATGCCATAGGGTTCTCCTAGTCATTGGCTTCCTTCTCAGAGTTAGAGCTGTCATCCGTGACAAACTCTTTTATTTTTTCTTGTAGTGTAATCATAGCGGCTCGCTGAATGTCTGCCTTCCTTGACAAACTTATCAGCTCCTGCTGTGCCTCTTGATAGATAGACACAGCCACTTGCGCTTCTTCTGTTAAGGTGTCGAAGTCGTGTTCAACACCATCAATAGTTATAGAATTATCTGCCATTTAAATCTCTCCTTCAAAGTCATCTTCGTAAGCATCAAACTCAGATCCGTCAGCTGTGCCAACTTCTACTAAGTCAATAACCTGCATGGCCTGAAAATCTAAACCTTTAAAAGTTTTACCTTTCCAGTTAGACTCCCACTCCTTGTACTGTACTTTAACAGTAGAGCCGTTACCAACCTTGCAGTCTAAGGGCTGCTTATACTTATCTACAAGGCGTGGAGCTTCACGTACCATCCCGTTTGGGCCTTCTACTTTACGCTTAACTACAATGGCTGGGCCTTCATCCATCTGTTTAATGTTGAAGCCACGCTCTTTAAACTGCTGAGCTGTGTCATCAGACACTACAAGATTTACCGAGTACACAGGCTCGAAAGTTGTGTTAGGTGTAGTGACGCTTGCCCAGTATGCAGTACCTTCTAAAATCGCCATATCGTTTTTCCTCTTTGGTTGTTGTGAAATTGTGGGCCGTATTTTACCACAGCCAGTTTTGAATGTCAAACATTATTTGTTACCGTAGGTATCGGGGTCGTAGCCATCAGCCTCCTTTATAAAGATGCCGTCAACCATAACACCTTTACGATCTTTAATATCTCCGTAAGCATGGTCGATACATTCTTTTAAAGATAAATGATTACGCTCTGCTATGTTGATTAATATAACTATGATGTCCCCTATGTCATCAATAGGGCAGGCGTTTTTACAGATACTATCTGATAGTTCTCCTACTTCCTGAACAAGTTTAAGTACTTGTTGCTTATCGTCTGAACCATCAATTAAATTCCTTTCGTGATGCCAGTTAATCACATTGACAACCGAACCTTCTATACCTGTCTCCGCTGTTTCAATCATATAAGTCTCCTGTTTTTTTAGCTTCTTTCTTTTTATCCACATGAGCCACAGTTTGAGCATGGCTTGGCGTGTTTTTTCTTACTTTAGTTTTAAATATTTTATCATAGTTCTCATCGAACTTCAACTTATTTGTTGGCCTTTGCTTGTCTCCTTTGCCGTTCATAATACACCCCTGTCTCTTAAGTTTAAGTTTATTTCTGGCAATATCTCTGGAAACTTTGTCCAGATAGTTAAAGAATATTTTTCTCCTTTTAAAAGCTCATTGCTCTTATGCTTATGAGTTAAACTTGCAGGCCATAAAAGTATATCGCCAACACCTACATCTTTATTAGTGAAAGACTGCTCTGGAAATTCTAAGTCTGCTCCTTCGTAGTTATCGTTTAACTTTATACTACCAGTAATGTAGCTCTCGTCGTGGTGAAGCTTTAAAGATCTTTGACCTTTCATACAATACTTAATAGCAAACATAGTATACGGGTCAGGTATTTCGTCTAAGCCTAGTGTCTGTTGTAGCTTACTAAACACTAAAGCTTTTAAGCCATTACTTATAGTATGATATATCTCCGGTAATTCTTTTTCAAGGTAGATGTCTTGGGTATTGAATCCGTGTTCCTCCACTCCACTGCCCCAAGTGTTTAAGCTATTACATTTGTTGACTAGATAAGCACAGAATTCTTTAGTTAGAAAAGGTGTTGAGTACATATAGTATTCAACTTTCTTTAAATCTATATCTGAAAAGAAACGTGAGTTATTAGTCATCTTCTTTTCTCTCTTTGTGGATAGCATCTTCTATATATTCTAGTGGCTGTGCGATTCTTTCTAAGGCTTCCGCAATACGTCTCAGTTCTTCTATTACTTCTTCCATCCTACTACCCTCCCAGTTATTCTAACTTTAGTATAGTTAATATCGTCTGCTATTTCTTCCGATGTAGCAGCACCAGATAAAACTTTTATATCTTCTGGCTTAACTTTTAAGCTGCGATAATTTTCTTTATAATCTATAAAGGTACTAACATTTTTATTACTGTCTTCATAACTTTGTGTAAGCATAATGTTCCTCTTTAAAGTATATAAATATGTTTACTATGTAAAGTTTTTGTAAACAAATATGTTTACTTATTATTCTTCACTGATTATACAACCTTCAAAACTATTGTAGCTATACTCTAAACCTAGCGCTGCGGCCTGTGCTTCACATTGTCTATAAGCTGGCGGATACATAGTGTGTATAGCTAATACAGACACAATCATGGCAACTCCTAAGCCAAAGATAATATCCGATAGAATCATTGCGTCATTTAATATGTTTTTAATAATCATCTTCTTCTCCATCTAACTCCCAATCACACCAAGCGCATCGGGTTCGGTAATTCTCAGTGATAGTCCAGTAAGAACAGTCACACTCAGGACAGCTCAGATAAGATTCTTCATCATCTTCGCCACGCATTTTAAACTTTAATATATTTGAAGGCTTATCATCATCGTCACTCATGTTTAAGCTCCTCTAACGCTGCAATCTTATCACGGTAAGTAACATACTCTTGTGTGTTTCTTGCATAGTTATTTTCAATTTTGTCATAGTGGAAATCGTGAACTGCCTTAGCTTCTACAAAGGCTTGAAAGACATCTGGCAGTTCGTCTGTGTCCAATTCTTTTCGTAAGTCCATTCGTATTTACCT